TTAAATGGATAACTAGATATCCACAGAATTAAGTGCATTAAAGTATTACAGACCTACTTATGCACAGGAATCTGTGGATAAGGTTGGCCAAAATCCGTGGATAACCCTGAGGTGACTTACCTTCAACGACCTTGCCAAGCTGAGAATGGTTTCTCCTTGTAAGAGTCTGTCTAGCATGGCAATTTCGCCACCGGCAGCGTGAATCTTCTTGTTGACATCGGTGGCTTCTTTGCGCACAAGAGCTGCTTGCTCTTTCAATCCCATTTGTCTGGCTGCAATGTTGTCAGCCACCTCTGCCAGTGTTTTAGCTTTTGCCATTCAAATACCCTTCAATGATTTTGATTGCATCTGGCGCTGATCTTGAGACCAGGCACAGATATCCTTTTGCGTTTAACTGCAAACCCACAGAGCTTTGTTTCTCTGAAACCACTCCGGCCTTGGTCTTCATCTCAATAAAAAGCCCGTGAAAGCCATTTTTAGGCTCTAAGACGCACAGATCAGGCATCCCTGCTAAAACCCCTTCAGAATGCAATCTGACGCGCTCTGAAGCGCTTCTATCGCCTCCATTGGGTATTGCTGCAATGATGACCTCCGGATAGAACGCACGAATGTGTTGCACCACCTTGACCTGGTCAATGTGTTCAATGCTTTTTCGTTTGCGCTTTATGTCAACCACCATGATTCGGATTCTACTGCCGTGGCCTTGGCTTGAAACAAGTGGCATCGATGTTTGACATCGGTCGGGAATGTGGCGAGGCCAGTCTGGCTGCATTGATGTTCGGACCATGTGATGGTTGCCCATCCATTCCTAATCTTTGCCTGGTCAAACATCCACTGCAATGGTTTTGAGTTGACCTTCCTGTGCCTTTCCATCTGTTCTGCTGGCATGGACTGGCGCTGCTCCACTTCTACCGCCTTACTGCACTGGTGGCAGAAAACGCGCTCATCTTCGACCCATTTGTCAGATTGTGGATAACTTGTGGATAACTTCTCAATTTGATTGACCATGCAAAACCTCCAAAAAGGGTGAAAAGTAAACCGGTATGACCAAAGGAAATCTACCGCTTTACCGCTTTACTTTTCACCATGACAAAACTGACCAGATTGGCCTGTGGATAAGTGGGTCTAAGGACCCCCACTTATACCAACAGACCTGCCTTTATCTAAACCGGTATACCGGTTTACTACCGGTTTACTACCGGTTTACCGGTTTACTTTATTTGAACCCACCCAGTGCCTGCTTGGTCCATTGCAAAGCGCTGAAAGATGGCGGCTCCGACTGCCCGTCTTGCATAGCTTTGGTCAGCCATTGGCACGGCCTGATAGATGTCAGCCCACTCCAGCTGGTGCATTGATTGCAGTTCTTTTGGCACAGCTGGCCTGCCAGAGCCTCTGCGCATAATGACCGCGCCTTTGGCATTGATGATGGATTGGACAAAGTTGCAGGCAGCGTCTGCTGCATCTTGGACTTGCTGCTGCTTTTTATCGTTCTGCCGGTCATTGGCTGCCTGCCGTCTGTCTTCCTCTGACGATACTTGTGGGACCACCAGCAGCACCATCTGCTCTTGGATATCCCCGTCTTCATCAAGCACAGTGTCGGCAAAGACATCTGATTGGAATTTGATTTCTCTGAAATTGGGCTGGTAACGGGTCTTGACCAGGCGCATATATCGGGTCTTGGTCTCGTCTTCAAACAGAATGCCGGTGAGGGTTGCATCGCCTGTGAATGCTGATGCTCCACGGGCTGTGGCATCTGAGTCTGACTTGGATATGGTCTTATTGGTGTGAGTAATGATGCAGACTGGCGTGTCCAGTTGGATGTAAATGGTCTGCTTTAGGGCTGCAATATATGCACCGACTTCTGAGTTGTCATTCTCATTATCAATATCCATTGTCGCGTTTGCCGTATCAAGCACCAATAATGGCCGGACATTATCTATTGTGTGGTAAATCACATTATGTGCAAGCATCAATAAATCTTTGACATTAGACCTCTTGGCATCGATGATGACAAACCAGTCTGATAAATCAGAAGCACTAATCCCATAATGCCTTGCATACCCTGTTAGAGTTCTTTCGACTTGGTCCGAGTCTTCAGTCCCTATGATTGTTTTGCGTTTCTTGGTGGCAGTAAGTTCACAGTCCTTGGCCTTTAGTCCGGCCATGACCATGCACAGACTGATGACTGCTGTGGTCTTACCTATGCCAGGCTGACCGGCCAAGACCATGAAACTATGCGCCCAGAAGCCTTTGACCATGTAGCGAATGGGCCTGATCTGGCCAATGGATAGCTGGCGCTCTGGCCAGCCTTTGACTTCTGGTGCATCGGTTGTGGCTGGCGCTTGGCCAATGACCGCTGCAAAGTCTTCCACCGCTGACTTGCGCTCGGCCTGCTTAGTTGGCGGCTCCCAGCCATTGTCTTTCGCGTGTTTGAAGAGTGTGCCAATGCCAACACCTTTGCCCTGGTGAAAGCTCTTCCAGTGGGTCTCAATGTCTTTTGTGCCTGCAAACTTGTTGCCGGCCATGGACCATGTCATCCATGGGCCAAGACCAGCCTCCCCAAATTCGGTGTGCAGCGCTTGGCCCAGCTCAATCCACTGGTCATAGTCGCAGTCTGGGGAAATATGGTGCAAAGCCTTGACCGCACGATCAAGATCGCTGTCATCAAGTCTTGAGCCTAATTGGGTGAAGTCAAATGATTGTGTAGGTGGTGCAGGCTTTGGCTCTTGCAGCTGGTGCTGCTCGATGATCCCCCAGTCCATTAACAATTCATGCAAATTGACGGCCTCTTGGAATTCACCGACCACAGATTTGCCACTGAGTAGGACTGACTTTCCGGCACTGTTTGGCAGGCCGAATACCTCAAGCTCTTGGCCACCACCCAGTTTGTATTTGGGCAGCACTAGGTCAGATTCTTTGGGTGGTTGCACCCATAAGAAGACATGACGGCCACGGCCTGAGACAGAAACCTCGGTCAGCATCTTGTTAGTCTTGACATACTTGGCCATGCGCTGAATGGCCACGTTGGTGGGGCCAGAGGCGTGTTTCATATCCACATCAAGGCAAACCAAATAGTTCCCTGATGCGCTGATGATGGGGCGCTGCTGGACTAGGCCAAGATATTGGCCATGTGGGGCATCTTCCATGGTCCAGACATCTTCAGCGTTGTACAGATCGGTTGGGTCTGTATCCCGTGCCACGCCTTGGCCAGATCGCTTGTAGGGGATTTTTTTAGAGCCTTGCAGGGCAAAGGTACAGAAGACGGCATCGGGGGCCACAGCGCCTATTTTGCAGGCAATGCTTTGGGACTGCTGAAATGTGTCGTTTTGGGGTGTTTCAGTTATGATTGGCACTGAAATTCCTTTAGTTGGGGGTTTCATTGTGAGTTGCCTTGAGTTGACTTTGGCCTGGTAGTGTTAACGCGCTACCAGGCTTTTCTTTTGGCAGGGATGTGAATTCTATTCCTTCGCCTTTTCTTTGACTAGGGATGGGGCAGCCTGTTTCTCACCGACTAAGTCTTCGCTGACCTCGACACCGAGTTTTAAGACGGCACTGGGGCTTTTGAGTTCCCAGGCAGTTGGCATATCTTTGAATGCTTCCATGACCAGCGCCTCATCCTTCCAAAATTTGGTCTTACGGCCTGCGCGCATGGTCCAGCCGGTGATTGCTTGGCCATTGGCCAATTGGTCTTTGGCAGCAGACTGCACTGCATCGGCCCATGCGGCCACCAGAGCTGCGTTGTCTAGCATCTCTGGGGTAACAGTCGTGTCTGGCTTGAAATCGCTTCTAGCGACCTCTTGGACTTTCTGGCGCATGGATGGACAAATGGTCTTGGCCTTGCAGTACCGGCAGGCGTCAACGCTTGGGTTTGTAGGTGCATCGCCTGTGAGCGCCAGCTCGGCAGCGGCCTTGAGTCTTTCGCCATGCTCGACCAGCTCTTGGCCAGACACTGTCCACTTGCTGTGACCCACACGGGGCTGGAATATGTGCATGGTGCAAGTGATGTGGCTGGGCGCTTTGAATTGCCTCATGGCTCCCAGTGCATAGGTCAGCAGCTGCTTGTTGTCTGTGGCATCCACAGCCACTCGGCCAGTCTTTAGGTCAACGACATGAAGATGGTCCCCATCGACCAGGACTGCATCGGCCGTGCCACCAAGTGCTGGATGCAGAGACTTCAAGCCTTCATCTAAGTTGACCTCAATGAGCTTCTTTCTGGGGTTTTCCACCAGCGTATTGACAAAGTCGGCATAGGCTTGGGCCATGGCCACATGGTCCTGATCAGTGCCAGCTGGCACTTCCTTGCCAGACAGAATGAGTTCTGACAGCTCATGAATCGCTGTGCCAATGGCAGCCGCCTCACCTGCTGGCTCATAGGGCATGAGGGATTCAAGGCGATAACTGCCTGGGCATTGCATGAATCTGTCTGTGCGTGATGCTGAGAGGCGGGCGTGTTTTCTGGTTTCGTGTTGCATGGTTTTTTCTCCTGGTTAAATGATTTGATTGACGACATTGAGCTTCTTTAAAACCTTGGCCAAGACATTGTGGTCCAGACTGGCTTTGATGGTCAAAATGTAGATGACGGGTGGAATGCCTGACTTGTTGATGTTTTCCACACGGCTGCTGGCCTGCTCCAGTGCTGATGTGGACCAAGTGCATTCGACAAAGACAATGGTGTCGGCAGCGGATAGGTCTACACCTTCAGACATGGCGGCAATATTGCCAATGATGCATTTGGTCTGGCCAGACTGAAAGTCTTTGAGCGCCTGGTCGCGCTTCGGTCTTGACGTTTCACCCGTAATAACTACGGGTTTGTGTTCCTTCAGCTCATCTTGCAGCGCTTGGACCACATCCTTGTGGTGCGCAAAGACCACCACCGGCTCATTGGCCTGGAGCAAATCATCGATGAATTCACTGGCAGCCTTGACTTTGCGCATCCCAGCTTCCCGCATGATCTCGGCCAAGCCTTCAAAGGCCATGAGCGCGTTGGGATTGGCCATCAAGGCATCGGCATCAAAGGCTTGCTCTCGCTTGTCATTGGCCAGATCAAACGTGATCAGACTGACCTGTGGGTCTTTGTAGTCTTTGAAGATGTTTTCTTTTTTGCGTCTCAGCACATGGGGCTTCATCAATTCTTTGAGTTCGACCAGGTTAGACGCGCCACTGGTATCTAGGCCCCATGGCGCGACCCACATCTTTGCGTATCGGCCTGCAAAGTCGTACCAGCCACCTCTGTAAATGCCAAGGCCGTGCAAGATGGGCCACAGCTCAATCGGCCTGTTTGGGATGGGTGTGCCACTGAGTGCATAAACATGGCCAATCTTTTTCATGGCCAGCATTGCAGCCTTCGTTCTTTGGGCCTTTGGATTCTTAATCCTGTGGCACTCATCCAAAACCAGTGTGTTATATCTGTCCACTTGCGTAACACCATATTGCAAAACATCGTAGTTGATGATGGTGATATCTGCACTGTTTACCTCTGAAGCCTCACGTTTTCCATTGACCACATGGACCGAGACGTTGGGGGCCAGCTTGCTGAAAGCCGCCTCCCAGACTGTCTTGGCAATGGCTGGGCAAACGATCAGGGCCGGTAGGTTTTCAAGTGCAGCAGCTGCTGTGGGTAGCGTCTTGCCGACTCGTGGCTGGTCGGCCAAGATGGCCCTTCGCCTGGAAAGCAAGAAGAGTTTGGCCTCTTGCTGATGGGGGAATAACTGCATGATCGTTTCCTCGTTTTAAGTTGTTTGCATCATATCCGATTTGTGCTAAAGTGCAATTTCTGTTTGACGACAGAAACGTAAAAACCTTAAACCCTTAAAAGGAAAAAACCATGACCAGAGTCGTAACCGGCAAAGTTCGTTTCTCATATTTCTCAGCATTGACTGCTCGTAAGAATGAGATGAACGGCAAAGAAGAGTTCTCAACGCAAGTGCTTGTCCCAAAGACAGACACCGAGACTGTGAACCAATTGAAAGCGGCAGCCAAGGCCGCATTGACCGCCAAGTTCGGGGACAAAATCCCAAAGACTGTGCGCAATCCCTTGCGTGATGGCGATACAGAAGTCAAATCCGATGGATCACCACTGGGGCCAGAGTATGCAGGGCATTACTTTTTCAACACCAAAAGCACCAACAAGCCTGGTGCAGTGGATGCCCATGGCCATGACATTCTTGGATCACAAGATATTGTCTCTGGCGACTATGGCCGCGTGTCTTTGAATGCCTATGCTTATGACCAGGCAGGCAACAAGGGCGTGTCGTATGGTTTGAACAACATCATGCTTTTGTCAAAGGGTGACTCGCTGGGTGGTGCAAAGCCATCAGCTGCCAGTGACTTTGGCGTGGTGGCCGGTAAGAGCGCGCCAGCCGCTGCCGAATCAGTCGATAACGACTGGTGATTTGTTGATCAGCTTCTCAAGCGCCAAGTGCAATTGATTGACTGATGTCCACAATGGCTCCACAGTTCCACTCAGCCACCGGCTGACTTGGGACTGCTGGATGCCAGCCTCATCGCACACGGCAGACATGGTGATTTTGTGAGCCTTGGCCCTTGCCCTGATAGTGTGAATTGATTCCATGGCCGCATTCTAATTGCGCTATATGCAAAAAAACAACATGGACAGAATTACTTCTTGCAAGATAATTAAATTCTGTCAGACTCCGTTACTCCTATTACTAAACACTGGAAACGACATGAAACAGAAAATCATTACCACCCTGATCGAATGGACCTTGGCCATCATTATTTTTGGTGGCATTGGCGTGATGCTGGCTTGGAGGGGTTGATCATGAACTACGGCCCAACACCCAGCTGCCCCAGAGGCTTGTTCCAGTTTGAATGCTGCATTGAAGATGTGGACCTTATATGCTTTCTGGAATACAGCCCAGAAGAAAAGGGATCAGTTGATTCCCTTGGCTCACCTTATGAGCCTGACTTTGAAGAGTGCATGACTCTCAATAACGCATACATTGCCGACACTGATGTGGACATTGCCCACATGATCTTGCAAGGCTTTGTGGACCACATTGAATTGTCTGCTTTGGGGAAATATAAGGATGGTGATGAATGAGCTGGCTCTTTTCGCAGGCGCTGGTGGTGGAATACTTGGGGGAAAACTTCTCGGATGGCGCACAGTCTGCGCAGTCGAATGGGAGCCATACCCAGCAAGCGTATTGTGCGCCAGACAAAATGACGGCATTCTCGCGCCTTTCCCGATTTGGGATGACGTACAAACCTTTGATGGAAAGCCATGGGCAGGCATTGTTGATGTCGTATCTGGCGGCTTTCCATGCACCGACATTTCCATTGCCGGCAGAGGCGCAGGGCTTGATGGAGAAAACTCCTCAATGTGGTATCACATGGCGCGGGTGGTTAGCGAAATTCGACCCAGATTCGTATTTGTGGAAAACAGCCCAATGCTCATTCATCGAGGAATCGGGCGAGTCATTGGAGACCTTTCCAGTCTCGGGTATGACTCGAAATGGAATGTTATGGGAGCTGCCGACATTGGCGCACCGCACCAGCGCGACCGCATCTGGATTGTGGCGCACGCCCGACACGGGGGGGGGGGACATCTGGAATACTCAAGCAAGGCAAGAATCATCGGGCGAATGGTCAACCCGTACAAATCAGACTGGTCGACCAAGTGAACAATCCCAGACTATGGCCAACACCAGTGTCGAGAATGCACAAAGACGGTGGAAATCCCTCGGAGTACAAGAGGAACGAAATCCCCCTAGCGGCACAGGCTGGTGGGCCACTGAACCCAGTGTGGGTCGAGTGGCTGATGGGGTGGCCGCTAGGGTGGACAGACTTAAAGCCATTGGAAACGGGCAAGTCCCACTCTGCGCAGCCACCGCTTGGAGACTCTTAAATGAATAATGAACTACCCCCAGCCCTTGATGCCTGCCTTGACCTGGTCAAAGACTTACTCCACCCAGAAGTCTTTGGCCACGCAATGCCCGATGAAGTCAAAACCCGCGCATTCGTTGTCAAAACAATGCTGGAGCGCTTGAAAGCAAGAATGGATAAGCAAGTATGACCAGAGGCTTGAAACCCCGTGTAGGCCCTGCCATTGAGGCAGCACTACAAAAGAAAGGCAATCTTTCAGACCTTGATCTGGCCAAGATTTGCTTTTGTGCCAGGCGCAGTGCAGCCAGAGAGCTGTTTGACCTTCACTGCAATGAGTTGGTATATATCAGTGGATATACCAGAGTCAGCAACAATGGCCAGTGGCGGCCTCTGTGGTCATGGGGTGATGAAGAGGATGCCATTGCACCTGGTCCCGTGCCAGGCGCTGATCGCATTCGGAAATATCGCGAGAAGATGTCAGCCGATGACAAAGACTTTGGCGCGGCCAGACGCAGACAAAAGAGACGGGTTGTGAAACGCGACCCACTTGTGGCCGCGTTTTTTGGGTCTTAGTTATGGTGCAACATAATCAGGCAGCATTCCACCAATCTGTCCAGCACCACGGCCTGCGACACCAGCAGCTCTTGCGCGAGACTCGTTGAGCTTCCTGACAATATCGGCCAACTGGGTTAACTGCTGCGGATCACGCGAGAGCAAGATGCGGCCAATTTCATTTCGCACGGCCTCTGGGGTTTGAGTCTGACGGGCCAGATTGGTGGCTGCCGTGACAATGGCCATTGGGCTTCCAGAAGCCGCTGCACCAGCTGTCTGCGCCAATGGTGCAATATCAAGATCAGCCTGTCCGGCCAATCTGGCAGCAGTTTGTGAGCCACGGCCAGCTGATTCCAAACGCTTAAGCGCCTCTTCTTTATAAACGGCAGCAGAAAATACTTTGTAGTCATTGCCAAATGCGGCCTTCAATCTGTCTTGCGTTGCAGGCTCTTTATAGAATTTAAGCAATGATGTTTGGCCAGCCTCTGTGCCAGTCTTTTGACGCAAAGCCTGCAAAACACCAATTCTGTATGCTTCAAGTTCAGATGGGTTTAAACCTTTGATAGCTTGCTGTGCATCAAGAATGTCACCTTGCATGACCTTGCGACCAATCTCGGCAGCATCCATCATTTGTGATGGTCCAGCATAAGTCTTCATGGCCAAACCATAAGCAGATTGGCCACCAATCTTGGGTGATTTGTCAATCAAGAATTTTTCCAAGCTAACACGAATGTTGTCAGTGGCAATGGCATCGTTGCTTGCACCAGTCTTTTTCATTCCCTGGGCCGCATCGTAAAGTGATCTTTTTAATGCATCCAAAACGACCATTGGCACTTGCTCACCATACTTTAATGCAGACAGATCAATGTCCATGCCGGTTTGTTTTCTGTAAAGTGCTTCAGCATCACGCTGCATATCGCCTGATTTTTTAAGCAAGCCAATCAAACTATTGTCAACTGGGATGCTTGCAGTATCCACCACGGCATAGTATGGGCGTGATTCGATGTAGCGCTTGTTTGCAAAGTTCTCAAGTGTTTGCATAAACTGAGCGCCACCAGTGCCAAGGGTTTCATCAGACGCTTCCATCAATCGGCCAGCACGGCCCACTTGGCGCTCACGAATAGCACGTTCTGTAGCACTTGCCGTTGTGCCAGGCAATGTGGCCTGCACATCGAGCAAATTGCGTGTAGACGGGCCACCCACATCGGCAATGCGAGCCTCTGGGCCTAATTTCAAAAGTCTGGATTGCGCTCTGGTCAATGCGCTTGCTCCTGTCAATGGCTCTGGCACATCACGAATCAATGCCTCTGCCACCTTTTGCTGGGCATAAGTGCCAGCAGCTGTGGGAGACATACGGGCCATGACCTGACGGCCACCAGCACCAAGAATGCCCATCACTGGCTGAGTGGTAACACCAAGGCTGCCACCAACCAATGCGCTTTTGCCTGCCTCTTTCAGCATCTCTATTGCGTCATCTTCATAAGAGCCGCCAAGACCGCTGACAAATCCATAGCCAGCGCCAGAGCCACCAGCTTGGGCCATGCGCTGGCCCATGCCCATGACTTGGCCAGCACCAGGCGCAGCAGTCATGTATCTGCCTGCGGCTTGAATTGCTGGTGCGACCCTTGGGGCGACAGCTTCAATTGCAGGCAATGTAGCGCCACCAATATTTCTGACAGCAGTGCTAGTCAAGCCGCCAACCACCACGGGCAGACTGGCCACCAGTTGGCCACCAGCTGCTTTGTATGGTGATTCTTGCTGATAAGACTCAGCAGCACCTCGCATGATGTCACGGCCCTGCGCGTAGGCTTCAGACAATGGAATGCCTTGCTCAAGCGCTGCAAATGGAGCGCCAACAGCGCCCACAATTCTAGGGAATGTGTTGAATGTGGGGCCTTGCATGGCGCTGACAAACCCGCGAAAACTTTCTGGCAGTTCTGTGCCTTCTCGATAGGCCGGAGACTGTCCTAAGAATTTTAGGATTTCGCCTGGCTTATATTGATTCTCAAGCGCAGCTGTGACTTGTGGTCCAACATCGGGCAGTTGAGCCAAAAACTGAATAATCTGGTCATCCTTGTAACCGGCCTTCTGAGCTTCTTTGATTTTCTCTTTAATGCCATCCATCATCAGCCTCCTGGTATGCCAAAGATATTACCAAGGGATGGTCTTGTTGCACCACCACCACCACCGCCACCACTTGGTGCAGTTCGCATCAATGAGGGAATGGTGGCTGGAGCGCCAAGGGCTGTATCAAGGTTTTTGAAACCATAAGCATCACCAAATCCTCGATACTCATTGCGCTTTTTGTTATATGCGTCACCAGCTGCTGCATACAGTTCGTTGGCCAAAGCCTTAAAGTCATCGCGCTGGGTCGGAGTCAGCTTCTGGCCAGTCATCATGTTGTTGAAATAGTTCTGCAATCGGTCCATGCGGCCAGACGCGGCCATAGCAATTGCCAATTCAGACTCACGCACCACAGAGCCTGGATCGAGCAATTTCATAATCTTGGTAGCACCGGCCACATCACCAATTGGTGTGCCTGCGCTCAATGATGAAACCACCTGACCAAATGCAGACTGCATATCGCTGTAATCTTTGTAAATTGGCTCTTGCTTAAATGCTTTGCTAAGACTCATTTCATTCTCAAAACCCTTTTGGCCACTGGTCATGTCGACTGGCACTTTGACATTGACATTGGTTGCACCAGAGCGCCTCAGTTGCATAATATTTTCAAGAGTGACGGGGACTCCGGCCTCTTTAAGCAAACGCGACTCGGCTGGTGATGGCTCTGGCTTGTCCAGTTGACGCAAACCTTGCAATGTCACCGGCAAACCCAATGCTCTCAAGGTTTTGATATTCTCTGGAGTGGCCTCTGGCTTCATAGCTTCTAGTAAATACTGAGTGCCTTTCTCTCGGCCAAGACCGCCAATTAAGGCACGTTGTTGTTGGCTTAAATTGGCCAAGGGATTGGCTGCCGTAGGTGCAGGCGCTGGCTCCATTATTGAGACTGACTCGCCTGTCAATGGCTGCATTGGTGCAGGTGCAGCAGCTTCTGGTGTTTGCAACATTTTTAAGAAGTCAGCATCAGCCTTTGCTGCGCGTTGAGCCTCGGTCAATTTCTGTCCCAAAAGCACATCTTGCAGTGAGCCAGCTCTGGCCTGCTGATAACCTTGCTGGCCTGCCTGCAAAGCTGATCCAAGTGCTTGGCCCATGCTGATTGGGACTGCACTTCGGCCACTGGCCTGCAAGAGTGCACCAGCTGCTGACAGTGCAGCATTACGGCCCAAGAGCTTGCGCTGATCTTCTGTCAGCAATGCATCAAGACCCGTTGGCACACCACCACCGCCAAACATATTGCCTAAACTTGCAAAATCAAATTGAGTAGCCATATTTCCACCTTAATCCAATAAACCTCTGAGACGGGTATTGACTACATCGCCTCTGCTCATCATGTTAGTTGATCCAGTATCTGGTGCAAGCAAAGATGCAGCCCTCATGGCCCGTCTTTCTTGACCAGGCTTGATGGCCAGCTCTGCCACCGGAGTTCCATCTCTGTCCATGGCCACCGCCACATTGTCAAAGCCCTTGGCCTGATCGTATGCATAGCCAAAGAGCGCCATGCCAACATCTTTCTCAGACCCTTGGTCAATGATCCTGACCTTTGCAGGGTCACTGGTGATCACAATGCCTCGGCTTGTCTCTGCCACTGTCAGCCCATCAGGGATGCGAGATGGCATTGGCGATCCAGGCGTGATCAGTATGGTGTCACGCTTGCTTGATGGATCAAGCAAAGCCATGAGCTGCGCGTCAGCGTAGCGTTGTGGCTCTGGGGTTGGGTTTGGTCTCATGTTAGATCAAGGCAGCCAATGCGCCAAGACCAGCGCCAGTGCCTGCCGTCAGACCGGCAGCACCAGCCAATTGAGAGCCAGCCAATGCACCGCCTAATAGGCCAGCACCGACATTCTGGCTGTATGGAGTTGTTGCCACCATGCCAAGATTGGCAGGCTGCGCACCGAGTGAAGACTGGACCACACCAAGACGCTGCAAACCAATATTTCGGATTGCATCCATTTGTTGCTGGTCCAAAGCCTGACGCGCACCGCCAGCACCCATGACCGCTTGAGCGCCACCAAGACGCAATGCTTGTTGTTGTGCAGCCAAATTACCGAGCTGGCTTGCACCGCCCAAGCGCAATTGCGCACCTTGCAAGCCTGCTTGCTGATTGGCAATGTCGGCTGCTGATCTGCGCGCAATGTCTTGACCCTGCAAAGCCACTGCCTGGTTGAATGCTTGCTCGTTTAATGTTGCACCAAGATTTGCCGCTTGCTTGGCAAAGCCAGCATTGGTCAGACTTTCTGCTACACCTTGGCGTGATCCACCAAATGCACGGGCAGCCGTGGCACGTTCACCAGTTTGTTGGATGGCAGATCGTCTTGCAGATTCCAAATCAGCCAATGCATTGGTGCGCACTTGCTCTGTAAATGGGTTCATGTAACTGCCAATAGTGCCTGCACCTTGGCCAAGACCTAGATTGGTCTGCTGCGCTGAAATCTGTGCAGGCTGATAGACGCCGCCATAAGCCGCCATTTGGGCTGCCAAGTCTGTGCCACTGATGCCTGGGCCAGCGAGGCCCGTGTTGACCAGAGCCTCCTCACCCGCCTGGTACATTGGGTTGTAGCCAGCAAACTGCTGGATCGGCAATGCGCCAGCGACCCCTTGGGCCTGCTGAAAGTTGGCTAAGAATGCTTCTTTGATCTGTGGATCAATTGAGCTTGTCGATGTAGTTGTTCCACCTTTAGACATATTGCCACCTTATCCGAGTAAAGACTTTAATTTCTTGGCAGGCACTTTGCCTTCATTGATCATGTCCAGAAGTCCACGGCCATACTTATTGACTGAAGACTTCTTGATCACATACTCACCGCGATCTAGGTATCCAGCGCCATCATCTGGACCAGGCGGGTTCATGCCAAACAAACCATCGACCATGCCGCCTTGGTTATAAGTACCACTGACACTTTCGCCAACGCCTCCATCTGTGGCATTACCATCACCACCGCTTTCAACAATAGTATTTACACCAGCCAATTTTGCCGCATCGGCCTTGGCCAAGTTAGCAGCCGCAATCTGGTCATAAAGACCAGGGTTATATCCACCAAGTGGTTGGTTTACTGCCATGCCAGCATAAGGGTTTTGAAATGGTCGCATCTGGCCCATGACTTGGGCGTATGGAGAGCCAGTGCCACCGACCACATTGGGGTTGTATTGAGCGCCAATTGGGATTGATGTGTAGTTTTGAAAATTCTGGCCAAATGTGCCTACACCACCCAAACCACCAAGGCCGCCAGTTCCTGTGCCAGTTCCTGTGCCAGTTCCTGTGCCAGTTCCTGTGCCGCCAGTAAGATTTGTTACAGTGGTCGGTGGCGTGTAAAACTTAACACCAGAGCTGCTGGCCAAATAAGACATATCAGCATCAGTCAAACCAAAATCAGATTTAATTTGAGCCAAAGTTAATTTGCCTGATTGAATTGCATTATTAACAGCGCCAATATCACCAGATCGGAATGCGTTATATAAGGCTGTTTGTGCTGGCGTGTAGGTTTTAGTTGCTTGAGTTTGCGCTGTTTGACCGCCAGTAGTGCTTAACAAACCTTGTTGCGCTTTTAAAGCATTTTGTCTATCAATTTCTTCAAGACGAGCCTTTTCAATAGACCACAATCTATCAGCTTCAGCCTTTTGTGCAGGAGTTGCAGTTGCATTAAATGCTTGTGAAGTAGAGTCATTTCCACCCCTAGCTCTTAACTCACCTAAGTAAGTTAATGCCGTTGGATTGGTAGCGTCATAGCCCGCAACACCAGGAGTTAAGGCAACGGCATTTCCAGCCGCATCTTCTACATATTGACCTGGCCTCGTCACATCAACTTTAGCCATGTTCTGAGCAGAGTATGGATTAGCCGCACGAGCCGCATCTACTTGAGCCTGAGTGTCAGGCTGTCCAGATACTTTACGAGCAATGTAGTCTTGGGCATTCCAAGAGCCATCTGGATTGATACCAGGAGGCAACCCCAATGATGCGTTAATTTGTGATTGTGTCGCCATATTTATCCCCTAAAGTTCCTTTGCCATTACAGACCACTGTGGACTGTAACCTTCGTCTTTCAAAAATGTCTTTGCCCAGCCTCTTCGGCCTGCCAAAGTCACCCTGGTGCAGCCAACAGACTTGCCCCAGGATTCGATCAATGGTCTCATCCTTGAGAGTTCGTCTAGGTCGCCACCAGCCAAGAAGTAATGCAAATTCTTTAGCCTGGGATAGACAACGATCTCTGTCAATACCACCGAGTCCTTGGCCGGCCACAGCTGTAATCTGTGATCCTCAACCATCTCAGCGACATCGTCAAAATTGTGTGTGCCTCCAGAGTATTCTAATGCCGCTTCCACATGGTGGCGCAACCTTTCCAAATGCTCTTGATCACTCATCGCTTACCGGATGGGATGGCCTCAAGCCTCATCACCCCAATGCGCCAGTCAGACAAAGTGTCACCAGTCACCCGCATATTGACTTGGCGGCCAGAGAACCTGACAGAAGTCGGGTTGGCTGCCGTATATGGTCCAAATGTGGATTGTGTGCCTGTCGGGTAATTGCGGGTTTTAAATGAAACTACCGCCTCACCCAAGGTCTGCTCATCTGGGACCACTTGGCGCACAGACATGATGTTGTCGCCATTGCCCAATTGGACTGGGCCAGTCTCGGCATAAAGGCTGGCGCTGTCATAGTTAAAACCGACCTCATGCTCATAGATGTAACCATCGCTTGAGACCATCAGAGGGTATGTGTAAACACCAGAGTCAACCCCAGCGTTTCTGGCCAATGTGCCAATGTTCCAGTGGTTTTCGCGGTAGTTGAAAGTGACATAACTGTCATTCTCATTACTGGCCGCACTTGGGTAATACCACCAAATCTCACCATACTTACTGACATGGACCGCATAAATCTTGGATGCCTGCGCATAGTTGATATTGGCAAAGATGTAGTCAGACACATCACTTGGCAGTGGCTTGACATAGCCGTCATAAATCCAGAAGCCAGAATTGCTCATCCAAATGGCTGCCGTATCAATGGCTGCCACAGACTGGGCTGAAATGAGACCGCAGCCAGAGCCAGCTTTCTCAAATCCATAGACAAATGGAGCGCCCACATATTGCGCAGTGTGGACATCCACATCTGTAAACAGTAGGTTGACACCTTTGACCCGCTTGCCGGCAATGAGTGAGCCAGGCGTGGCTAAGTCATAGTCGCCTGCAAGGTTGTCGCCTGCCGGTGTCCACTGGGTATTGTTCTCTTGGTCGCACCACTGCACTTTTCTTGGGTTTCCACCAGCGCCAAGGGCAAAGATAATGCGCTCTTGGGTGACTAAAACCGCCTTGTTTCCAGTGGGTGCATTGGCAATTGCCGCTGCCAGCGTTGGCGTTGAAAAGCCTAGTTGCCACTCGTAAATCTTGCCAGCTGTGCTGGAGCAAGCAATTAAATACTCGCCCCAAGTATCTAGCGACCAGGTGGTGGCTGCAATGGGTGTGCCGGTGTCTGGCCGTGCCACGCCATAGGCAAATGTGCCATAAGTGCTGTAACCATAGCCAGTCAGCACTGTGGAGCTTGCATAGCCTGTGGTGAATCCAGTTGGCGTGATGTCTTTAAGTGTTCCAGCCTCGTTCATCACATAGAGTTTGGAATGAGTGCCAGCAGATATCCAGCGGTTTGCGCTGTTATCGCGCCAAGTAATAATGCCTCGGCATGAGCCTGACATCTGTGAGCTTGACCTAGTGCGCCATCCATTGATGGGCCGCAAAGTGTTTTCATACCAGCGCACTAGGTTTGCGTCATACCAGCGGCCTGCTGACTGGTATTCAGTGCCGTTTCTATAAATGCCTGGGGGTAATTTGATTGGTATGTACATGGCAGTATTTATGTAATGTTTGAGACAAAGCTCATTGTGACAATGGCTGATGGGACTGCTGGCCGTGTGGGGCTTGTTCCAGCAGCGTATTGCTCAATGGACACACCCGTGTCGGTCGGCCTCCACATTATCTCAACATAGTTGGTCGCATTTAAGCTGACAAAGTAATTCATGGCAGCAATGATATGGAATGGGTCGCCAACACCCTTTCTGGGTGCAAAGCCAAATCGGCTGTTTGAGTTGGCCACATTTGTGCCATTGACCCGAAACCAGACATCCACATCCTGAGAAGCATTTGTCGTGTTTGTAAACTGAATGGAAAACTGCAAGTTCCAGATTCCGGCATCGGCCACAGTGATTCGGCTGCTACTGGCTATTGTCACGCCATTAGAAAAGTCTGTGGTGTTGAATGTGACTGGATAGGCCGTTGTGGTGTTGGCAGCCACCTGATCGGTTGAATCTTGAAATGCCCCATGAGGCGCATTCATAAACCGACCACCCCTTGGTCCAAACAGAGACCCCAAGACAGTCGTCAGCTTTCTGAAGTAAACATTCAGTGAGCTGTTGTTTTCGTTGAAATGCCTGCGCTCATAGACCTCGGTCGGATAACCAAGGGCTGGTGGTGGTGGATTCTCAAGTTGTTGGGTTTGGCTTGCCATGGTCTAATTTTGCCCTAAACAGACCCCAATAGATAAGTCTTTTCATTGACACAAAATCGGACTACGATAATTTTGCAGCAATTGGCTGCTTTAACTGGGGAATATCATGAAATTTGAAATGGAATTCGGCTGGATTGAACCAGAGAAAATTACAGTGGAAACGCATGATTTTGACAAAATTCAGATCATTCAAGAATTTATCCTCTTTCAAGAAGAGCATGGCTGGGCTGTTAACTATGCCGCCACTGAGCTTGATGATGAAGACTTTGAAGATGAAGACGCTGAAGAAGAAGAAATCCCACCTTTCGCTTTAAACGCTCATGAGCCTTTGTAAGTTACTTTGCCAAAAGGTAAAGTCCCACATTTGAAAAAGCATAACCCGCATAGACAATTGCCATGTGCGGGTTATCTTTCCACAGCTGCTCTCCAGCAATGTAGGCATAGATTGCCCCAGTCAGAATGATTAGCCAGGCGCTCAAAATTCCCCCACATCAATGACTTCACCCCTAAACTGGACCATGTCTTCGTCAAACTTGTGGACCAGCTCTGGCCACAATAACTGGCCATTAAAGAAGTTCAGCACCGCAAAGCCAGATCGGTGATTGCTTGGGTTGATCTCGGCATAGGTGAATTGAGGCCCATCAGTCTCAGCAAGTGTTCCCGTATCTACCCCGTATCTACACCCGTTATAGTCGCTGAATGGTGTGACTTTCAAAGAGTGCAAATGGCCAGTCACCACCGAGACCCCAGCATTCACAGTGTTATTGTGGGTGGCATGGACACCGCCTTTGTATCGGTGCTTGATGATGCACTGCTCAGTGGGCCACACTGCCCAGCAGAAGTCCCATTCTGTAATGTGGTCAGTGAGCTTGAAACCTTTAACCTCTTTGAATTGTGGCGCGTGTTGGGCCAGTCGGTTGCCAAAACGAATGTCATGGTTTCCCCATGTAAAGAGCAGCTTTACATTGTGTCTGGCTGCCTTGGCCACTTCCTCGATTTCACCCAATGCGCCTTGGCAGGCTTTCAATTCTTGAATGACTGAAGTTTGGGGGAGTTCAGTTACATCATGGCGTGATATAGATGCACCATCAAACGCATCGCCATTGCAGATGATGGCCTTGGGCTTGAATTCTTGAATGGCCCACAATAATCCCTTAAATGCAGTTGTTCTTTGGCCAGGTATGAAATGCGCATCAGAGAACACAATCACAGTGCCGTCTAGCATCCCAAGTTCTATTTGCTTGAGTGGACTGAATGACTTGGGTTTGTTTTTATCGTATTGCGTACCACGATGGTCACTTGCATGAAGTGCCATGTTGTATTTTTGTTCAATATGTCTTCTGCGTAGATGAACAGCCCTATTGTGTATCCCTAGATGTTCAGCCATTTTTGTGGCAGATTGCAGTTGACCCCACAGCTGGATAAATTCGGTGTCAGTGCAAGTTTCGTTATGAGAACCCATGGGAATCCTTAATTAACAACTTTTCTAGCAGATTGACCACCCTATGCTCTTGTGTCTCAATCTCATCTTGAGATGACTTAGGGTCTTGGGCCACTGTCATAAGATCATGCAAAAAGACATGAAGCAGCTCATGCAGGGCCGTCTGGTCCAAAGATTCCTTGGTAATTTTTTCCGCACCAAAATCACCCAAACGATAAGTCGCCAGTCTCGCGCCCTCATTGAATTCCACTGAGGCCATGGCATTCTTTGCAGGCTTCAATCCCTTCTCGATGCGCCAGTCGCCAAGATTAAGCACTTGCTGCCATTTTCTAACACTTTGTGCAAAGTGTGCAGCGTCTTCTGGTGTCGGAATGTTTGACATATCAACACCTTACTGAATGTTTGTTACAGTTTAGTTTAAGCCATGTCTAAACCAGCGGCCTTGACCTCTGCGACCCGTCTTGCCCATCCCTTGCCAAATGTGTTCCAAGTTGGTAGATCGTGCAAAAAAGACAAGCGCCTGTCGTTGTAGGCGCTGACCAGTTCATTGGCATCCATACTGGCCACGGCCTGCAAGGTCTTGGGACCAATGCCGCCATCAGGATCGACACCGACAGCTGCTTGCAGCCACTTGGCAGCCCTGCCTGGTCCAGAGTTAATGGCAGCGTCAAAGACGCAATAATCGACACCGGCAGGCAGATCATCACCCTTGACCTTGTCCCAATATTTGGCTTTGTACATTGGGCCGACAATCTCTGGGGTCAGGCCGCGCATGGTCTTCTCATCGACCTCATGGCCCACCCACTCTTCCCAGACCCGTTTGGTCACACCAAGGTTGGTCATGCCACCTGGATCAGCTGGGTGGTTGACATAGCCACCTTCATGGTGCAGCACTGCTTTCAAGCAAGATTCAAAGTTCTCTTTCATTTTTTCACCCTATCAGCAATTTTTTCCATAGTCCGACCACCAAAATAGAACGACATGACCAGCATCCCCCACTGGCCCAGTAATTCGACATAAGCACCACGGGTCTCAAGATCAAAGATGGATGCAATGGCAAAGCCAGAATAGGCCACCAAAAGGAATACAAGGGTCATAGGCCGTATATTTTTAGACAGCCAAGAGTCACTGGCCATATCCGCTTCAGCGCGTCTGGTGACGTTTTCTTGCTCCACCTCAAAGAGCTTGGTCTCATTGGCCATCTTGGCCAGCTCACCATCTTGGAGCATTTTGGCCAGTTCAAACTGGGCCTTGGCTTTGGCCTCTGGATCAGGTATCAGTTTGTCGATCAGCTTCCCGCCCACTTGCAGCAGCGCATCTAGTCCCATCATTTTTGCTCTCCTTTGGTTTGTCGTCTTCAGATTGGTTGAGTTTGATTCCGCTTAGAAACCCGATCATGCCCCCGATCAGAGTGCTGAATGCTGGGCTGATCATTTTGAAGATTTCCCCGTTGTCCACTTCCTTGGCCCACAAACCGAGGATAAAGGCTGCGACCATGGCCAAAACTGAGATGCACAATGTAATGCTCACCATAAAGGTGACGTAAAAGGTCAGCTTCTCTTTTGTGTTTTCCATCAGTCACCTCATGCATACAAGTCTATTTTTCGGTTCTGGAATATCTCAATTCTAAGTCTGGCCTGCTCTGCATTCTTTGAGTAAATCTCAAAAGCCAAGTCCTCAATCGCAATCTGGGTCCTCTTTTGTTCCAGTTGCGCGTTCTGCACCTCTTGCTGCTTTAGCATCTTGCGCTCGACCAGGTCATATTCCTGTGGGTATCCAGAGGGCATGACCATGGGAAACATTCTGATGGCATCAATGGTCATTTTGGTTTCTCCCTTTGAACAGCTCGCTCGTAGAAGTAAAGCACCTTGCCTCTCAGCTCTTGGGAATCAGCGACACCGGCCCATTCAGATAGCTTGTTCCAGATTCCCACCAGCTGCTCGGCAGAGCAAGTGTCCCCGTTTCTGGTCAGCCAGATGGACATCTGCTCATGCCTGGTGCTTGGGTTTCCGATCCAGCTGACGCTGTACAGATCGATGGGGTTGCACCTTGTCTGCTGGGCCAGAACAAGGAAAGATAATAAAAGGATTAAAAGAATGGCCCATCTCACGACATAGCCCAAACGATGATGTAAAAACACCAGACGACAGTAATGCAAAAAAGGGCTGCGCTTGTAACAGCGAAAGCCCAATCTTTCATTTTTTAATCCAAGTCTGCCAGACAGCACCAGCAGCCATAACTAGGCCACCAACCCAAAGTAAAGGCTTGGCAATAGAAGCCACCCAACTCAATACTTTAAAAGCACCATCAAGGGCATTTATAGCCTCTACAAGACCTTTTGTGTTCTTGTCGATGGAATCTACCTTAGTCTCTACTGCAATGAGTCTGTTATAGATTTGTTCGTGAGTGACTTCTTCTGTCATGACACTTCAACCCAAGTTAACTGTTCTTCATTCCAAGAATAAACTTTGCCGTTAGTTGGGTATGGTGTTGGGGCTTCCCAAACACATGATGTTTCATTCAATGACCAACTTGCAAATGGTTTTGGAGGAATAAACGCATCACGACTTGAATCGTATGAGTAACCAATGCCAGCATAGTTTTTACGATATGGTGTGCCGCCACTTGTATGAACACCGCCACTTGTGTTGTAGCTTGTGCGCTTGCAAGTTTGACCACGAAACTCACCATAGTGCTGCTCCCAATCAATACCATCCTCACCCTCATCTTTACCTACGATGACTTCAGTAACAATGTTGTTGGTGTCTAAAAATGCGTAATGAGCCATATTGTTCCTTTAAGCCCAAGACACATTGCCTGTGCCAGCAGTAATGGTTGTGCGTTTATTTGAGCCTACTGTTGCAGTTGTTCCAGTTAAACCAGCCCCGATTGTGATTGTGTACGCAGATGGATACCAAAGAATAACAATACCAGAACCGCCATTTCCACCAAGCCCCTGATTACCAGAGCCTCCACCTCCACCGCCTCCTGTGTTGGGAGTTCCAGGAAATCCGTTTTGAGTGGTGTTGTTTGCATTTCCACCACCATTTCCACCACCACCAGCTCCACCTGTGGCATTTGCAGAGCCAGCTTCATAACGACCACCGCCACCACCACCAGAATATGTAGCACCACCCAAGTTTGCACTAGCCGCAGTACCCGCACCACCATTACCAGAAATTGTGTTAGTTGCGGGAGAATTGCCTCCAGCTGCACTAGCACCACCACCGCCAGCAGTTAAACCATAGTAGCCACCATAACTTCCACCATTATTTCCTTGACTTGGTGATGTGCTAGGTGTGTTTCCATAGCCAAAATTATTACTATAACCAGCACCGCCACCAGAGCCTCCAGATGTTGCTAAATTTCCTCCAGCCGCATTTCCACCAATACCGCCACCAGCAGATGTAATAGTGCTAAAAACGGAATTAGAACCTGATGTTCCAGCAACATCTTCTGTTGCGCCTCGTGTTCCACCACCGCCAACAGTTACTGTGTAGTTTGTGCCAGTAGCAAAAGAAAAGCCTGTGGCAGTCCGAAAACCACCAGCACCACCACCACCACCTACACCACCAGTTCCAGAGCCACCACCAGCAACTACCAGATATTCAACTTCTTTGGCTGCACCGCCAGCCATAGCTGACATTAGTTTAGTATAAGCAAACATTAGCAATCCTTATGGTGTGTAACCTTGGGCAACGCTTCCATACCAGTTTGTTCCATCAGCAACAAAGGTCAAAATGTCCATCTTTCCTGCTGTTGCAGTAATGGTAGGCGCACCATTAGTACCCCATTTAACACTTGTAAATGTTGCCGTTCCATTACCAGTAGCAGCAGCCTGTTTAAGCAACAACACAAATGATTTACCAGCGGTAGCAGTTGGCATTGTGAATGTGCAAGCAGTTGAGGCAGTCAATGTTGCTGTTTGAACAGTTCCACTTGTCAATGCTATTGTGCTTGCTGTCGTGACAGTACCAATCGCAACAACAGATTCTGTGTAATTAGTAATCGTTGGGTTTGTAGATAAAACATTGCTTCCTGATCCTGTACTTGTGCCAACACCCGTGCCACCTTTAGTGACTTTAAGTAATGGGCCGGCATCAAACAATGCGTCAATGCTGTCCAGATCGGTGTTGATCTTTGTTCCCCAGGTATCTGTGGATGCACCGACCTCTGGCTTGGTCAGCAATAGATTTGTGGTGGTTGTATCTGCCATGTTTACCCCTATGCGGCTATTTGCCAAGTTTCGCTATTATCGGCAATTGCAGTCCAAGTTTCGCTTGAATCACTAATTGCATCCCATGTTTCTGATTGGTCAGATATTGGGGTCCAGGTCTCTGAATTGTCAGAGATCGCTGTCCAAGTTTCTGCCGTGTCGTTTTCGTTTTCCCATTTTAGTCTTGCATTGACTGCCATGGATGACGATTCTGTAAATGCCACTGCACCAGACTGCCTGCGCTGCGCATCTACCGCCATTTCGCTTGTGGCCACAATGACCAAGCCACTGCTGCCAATGATACTGGTGGACACTGTCAGAATCGATGTGTCAACAATGTCAAACGCGCCAAATGCCACCCTTGTGGCGCTTGTGGCCATGGTGCTGGTGTCGCTGATGGCAATGGCAGCAGACGCATACCTGACACCGGACACCGACATGGTGCTTGTGTCGCTGATGCTGGCTGCGCCAATGGCATACCGCACACCGGCAATGGCCATGGAGCTGGTGTCGGAGATCGCTAGTGCTGCTCTAAGAATTGAATTGGCATTGACCACCATTGTGCTGGTGTCAGATATCGCCAAAGCGCCAAATGTGAACCTGGTCGCTGCCACCGACATGGTGGATGTGGCGCTGATGGCCACTGAAACATTTAAAACCGCTGTGGCCCCAACGGCCATGGTGCTTGTCGCAGATATTGCGACACTTGGCTCAAATGTGCCTCTGGAGTAGTTTCCCTTGCCGTAGGAGCCGTAGCCGTAGCCTACCCTTGGATCAGAGTATTGACCAGCGCCAAAATTCCCTGATCCATAAGATGCCATATCAAGCCAAAGTGATGCTCAATGAAGTCGCTGGAATGCGCAGCACATCGCCATCATTGATGGTTCGAGCTGTGGACAATGGCGCCCAGGCTAATAGATTGCCAGATGTACTTGCATCAAAAATTCCAGCCCAGCCGACTGATCCCCAGTTCCCGCCAGAAGCAGCTGCAAACTCGATGGCCGCTGCATTAGTGAATGTCGTGGCTGTGCCAGAGCCTGAGATCGTGCCAGTCACCACCCGTGCGTAGCCACTGCCAGACACCTCAGTGCCTCCACCCGTGTCGCTTGGTGCAGCCGTGAAAAGGCCAACATACCAAGCAGTGGGGCGTGTGGCCGTGTTTGTTGTAAATAGAAAATTTAAAACTAGGTTTTCGCTGTAATCGGTAAAAGATGACATATCAGTCCTTATCCAAAAGTCTTTGCACGGGTTAGCAATGCACCACCAGAAGATGCACCGCGATCATCGGCAGTTTGTGAGTCGTTCAAGGCTCGCTCATAGAGTGTTGCCCATGTCTGGATTCTCGCATCATCTTGCAAGTATGGGGCAGCTTGCAATAGCGCGCCATACAGATAAATGTCGGGGTTTGCAGTCAAAAGCCAGTTGGTGGCCACGCTGCTTGATAACTTTGTTAACTTTGCGTAATAGGTCAGCTCGGTGGTGTAGTTACTGTCTGGTGTCGGGACAATTCTAAATTGGCCACCGACCACACCAAAAAATCTAGGCTTGCCACTTCCAGTATATTCAGCTGCCTTGTTGTCCAAGGCATCAATGCTCAAAAATTCCAATGGGGTCTGGGGGTTTGTGCTTGTGAGCTTCAAAGACTTTGTCTCCAAGAAGTCACTTGGCACAGCGCCATATTCCGCATCAAAAGACGCATTGGCCCTGACGATCATCTGCCTGGTGCGCAGTGTTCGCTCCACTTGTGCCTCGGCCAGAGAGATAAAGTCAGGAATGACAGAAGTCAGGTCCGACCGGTTAAGCCAGTCACCAATGGATGTCTTCAGTTCTGTATATGTGCTAAGTGCCATCTTTCGCCTCTTTGTCCATTTCCTCTTTCACAACCCAAGTGTGAGGGTGGCCAAACTCAAAAGTGCCAATGTGGCCAATCTCTTGAGAAACATCATGGTCGATGTAAACCTTGTAACCCAGCTCTTGAGCTTTCTTACAAAAGAACACATCCTCACCCATGTAGCCCCGTGTGGTCTGCCAAGGCATATCAAACCATGGCTCAGACATACCCTCAAACACCTCGCGCTTGATCAGCATTATGCCCGTTCCAATGCTTCCCACCTCTTCCAATCCAGTCGAATCTGGCATGGTGTAGACGGGGATTCGTTTGCCATCAGCATCATAGTTCTGGGCAGTTGGTCCAGTTGGCATTCTGCGCCTGGCACAGTTGGCAGCCACAATGTGTTTGTCGTGCTTTAAAAGTCTTTCCACCATATCTTGGGGAAATGTCATGTCTGAGTCAATGAAGAGAATGTGTGTGCATCCCTCTCTCATGGCATCCAAGCAAAGGTCAGCCCTTTGGTTTTGAATGATCGTGCCTTGCATCAATTTCAGACTAATAGCGTCTTCGGTGTTGAGTGTGTGATAAGCCACCATATTGACCATGCAATAGCAATAGTTGGTGTGGACTTGGTCACGGGCAGGGGTGCAGACTGCAATGTAGTTCATACTTTCCCAGGTCTAGTTCTAAAAAATTGATTGTCGGAGTCGTTGAGCCATTTTTTCATGTACTCCTGATCATCGATCTTGCCCTCGGCCTTCATCTTGTAATAAAGGGATTCGGGGATGGATGCCACCAAGTGCCATTCACCAGTCCAGTTGGCTTTTTCGTCTGTGGCGTTGTATAGAGCCTTATTGGCCTCCACCACCGCAGTCACATCTTGTTCTGTTTGGATCGTCACATCGCCAGTCTCAGCATTCTCATGCCAATAGCGTTTGATGCCTTGATCTTTGTTTTCGCTAAATAGTCTTTTGTGAATCATGTTAAAAAAAGGGCCAAGTTTCCCTGGCCCTTTCAGTTTACCTTCGATTAAGAAGTGATCAAGTCAGCGGCCAAACCATGGGCATTTTCAGCCAACACTTTGTGACCCCACTCAACGATCAGCATACGCTTTTCAGCATCGCCAGTCTTGGCCAATTCAACTTGCTGGTAAGGGCGCAGCACAGTCATTTTGGCGTAGTCAGGATCGATCACCCATGCATCGCGCTCACGCTGGAATCTATTTGCGATGACCTGTACGTTCCCAAAATCTGAAACATAAATGTCAACGGCCCCGACCAATGTGGCAGGCTTTGCACCGCCATCAATGTTGAAACGGCTGGAGGCAATACCAGTGAAAGATGACACGCGCTGTTTGTTAACAGGACCGCACATCAAAATCTTAGGTGTTCCACCAGCTGTCCACACTTTCTGAATCACATTCTTGAGAATGGTTTCAGTAAATGTGCGCACTGTGCCATCTGTACGGGCGCTGTTTGGAAGCGTTGTGTAAGAGGGATCAGTACCATCAGTTTGCTTGTCGGTGTTTGTTTTCACAAACGCGCCCAAAGAGGCTGATGCACGGGCAGTTGTCGTGTTACCAGCAGCGGCCACAGCACCATTCAACATGGAAAACTCTTGGTCGCGTTTGATTTCAGAACCACGCTTTGCGATCTGATAAGCCAATTCACTGCGACGGCCAGCCTTGTTAACCACTTCTTCAGTAGCTGACAAGATGATTGTCTTGCGTGAAATCTGTGCATAGTTTTGCAAACGCACAGTAGCTGTCACAGCATCAAATGATGCAACATCATCACCCTCAAGCTGTGCATTTGCAGCAGCAGAGGCCAATGTGTCTGTTTGCCACTCAAACAAGCTGTTTGACACGTTTTCACGGCCAATATTGCTCATGTAAGGGGTTTCTTCGGGGGCAATATTTGTAATGATATTGCTCAAATCTTCACGAATACCCTTTGCAGAGTAGGTCGTGAATGTATTACTAACGATTGTCATGATTTTCTCACTTTAATAAAAGTTCAATTGCAGAAGTCGCATCATCAATGCGACCGGTTTTTGCAAGACGCTGCTTTGCTCGCATACCCTCAGTTGTTGTCGAAACCCGACCAGCTGCTCCAGGCTTGGCTGGTCGTGGGCCATTGTTCACCACGGGCTTAATGCCCTGGCGCTTACTTACCATCTGGTCAAACAGTGCCGCTTTGCGCAGCAGTAAAACCAGTCGGTGGTCGTAAACGCTCTTCAAGTCTTCATCGGTAAAGCCTGCCGCCTTCGCAGACTCAATCACCAGCGCCTTCTCGGCCTTTGCCTTCTTGGGGTCTTTCCAATCAGGCAGGGCTGCCAAGAGAGCTTCTTGCTGGCTGGCAAGTTGGGCTTCCATGGCACGCTGCTGGTCATACTGGGACACTTGATAAAGTCGTTGCTGTTCGGACTGAATAGCAGCCATTTTTTCTTGTCTCTCCCGCATGACTTCCTTTTGCCTCACCCACTCGATAGGGTCCTCGTGATAGAGGCGCTCCAAATCGACTTGAGGCTCTGAAGACTGAAGTTGGGCTTGCAATGCTCCCAACAATTGAGCATATTGCTCACGCTCGGCTCGGACTGCGTAGGTTTCTTGCTCGGCCTGCTTTCGCACTTCGGCAATCTGCTGCGTTTTCCGAGTGTAGTCCTGAGTCCTGGAATAGCCCTTCTGGAGTTCGTCTAGCGTGACAGAAACTTCCTTGCCGTCAACTTTGACAGTGAAAGTCTGCTGCTGTTCTTGCTCCTCTGGCTCTTCCTCTTCTCCTGACTGTTCCTCTGGGGTCTCTTCGTCTGGCGCGTCTTCCACACCAGACTCATCCTCCTCAGAAGCCGCTGTCTCGGTGTCCTCTTCGGACTCCTCGACTGGCTGCGTCTCGTCAAGTTCTGCTTGTCCCTTTTCGGGGGCTAACATTGCCGAGATAGCACTGGCCGCATCGGCCATATTCATTGCTTGTATTTCTGCCATAGTAATTTCTTAAATTAAGGTTTTCTGTGATTTGCTGATAGCGTTCTGTGCAATTTTCCCGTTGTCCATGATTTTGATCAACTCTTGCCGCAGGCCATCAATGGCCTGCAACATGCACCACGCTGTCTCGCGCCTCGCAGACTCTTCGGGTTTCGATGAACGAAATACCCAAAGTTGGTCGCCTTCTAATTTTGCAATCGCTGCATTAAGGGTTTCATCCTCCAGCAGCTGCTTGGCCTTTCGGCCTTTATTTACCTGGTCTTCGTTTGTCACTTACTGTGCCATTCCTTGAAAGGTTGATGGGGGCATCATCTCAGGCACTGGTGGCTGCGGCTGGGACACAAACTGTGCCGCCTGCTGCTGGGCCAACAATGCCTGCTGACGCATTGCTTCACGATCAATATTCTGGGCCGCATCAATTTCGGCTGTACTGATCTGTGATTTGTACTTTAACTCAATTTCATACTTTTTGAGATACAAATCTTGGGCCATCTTGTCGCGGGTCAGATCGTCATCCATGATCATCTGCTGGCGCTTTAGCTCCAGCTCTGCCGCTTTTTTCTGGATATCGGCCTTGATCGACTCGGCCTGCACCTGGGCCAGCACCTCTTCGGGGCTTGGCTTTTGTTGTGGTGCGGGTGGCACATAGTCGGCAGGGATATTCTGAAAAAAGCTGGTTGAATCTTTGAAACCAGATAACTCTACGATTTTGCGTAGGGTATTACTAAACTGCTGTGGCGTGACCAATGGATTCGTTGGGCCAAGCTGCTGCAAGATTTGCTCTTGCTTGGACATGATCATCATCAGCGCTTGCAGTTTCTCGTTGGTGTCGCCATTGCCCAGGGCAATATTGATGTTCGCATCCATGCTGGTGTCCCAGAATCTTGGATCGATCTGCACCCACTCGTTGCGCATTCGCACCATTCGGGCTTTGTCCTGGTGCGTTGTGGCCAAGAACAAAATGCCTTTGAATAGCTTTTTCATGCCTTCAGCCAAGATTCGGGCTGTCAGTTCAATTCGACCTTGGCTGGCATTGATCGTTGCGTTGACAGCTGCTTTGGTGCTTGACTGCAATGCATCAGCATTCAGACCCATGGCGGCCTTGCTCATGCCAGTGCGATCTTCTTTGATCTGGTCCATGTATTCCATCATCGGAAATGCGGCCTGACCCACAAATGGGGTTGTCAGGGGTTGGACCATACCAGGCGCTCTCATGCGAATGATCGCGCCTGTCTCGTTGTTCAATACATCATCGATGTTGACTTGGCCTTCGACCACCGCTGTGCGCGGGTGAATGCTCTGGGCCAGACTGTCCAATGTGTTGCGGAGTATTTCCGATTTGATTTCTTGCAAGTCGCGGGTAATGTCAAAAATCGACATCGCCTCAAGTGGGCTTGTGTGTGGTTCTGGGTCACATGGAAAGTCAGCAAAGGGGATGTAGCTGGCAGGCAGATTCCTGACAACCTTATAGCCGCCACCCATGCAGCAGACCTTGCGCAGCTCTGCAATGCCGTCACCATCATAGTCAACGCGGGAATATGCCTCGATGTAAAGCACTCTGCGCATCATCGGGTTGGCAGCGTCATTTGTGCCAAATGTGGTGGACAGTGGCTGGCGCGCCAAATACTCATCATTGCTATCCAAGTCTGTCGTTGACATATTCTCTTCAATTTCATCCTGGTCATAGCCCATGGCCAATAAATCAGCCATGGTGGCCATTTGCCGGTGGGCAATGATGGTCGAATCGTCAAACGATCTGGCGCGTCTGTCCAGTAGCAATTCCTCTGGTGGCACGGCCATGATCCTGATCCGGCCATCCTTTGTGATGCGCTTGATCTGCACATCATGGATCATCGGTGCAGGCATCACCATGGGTTGACCAGTCATGGGGTCTACAGTTGTGAGCTGCGCTTCATCAATGGCAGGGTCTGGGTAGGATGTGATGATCTTGACCTCACCACCAGGCTCTTGCATCAGCATTTCTAAGGTCTGGTCATCGAGGCCGGTGTACTCTTCAATTCGGACCTTCTCTTCGTCTTCCCACCAGAATTTGGCAATGCCGCATTTACGCACCAGTGCATCTTTGAAGATGGCATAACTGGTCAAAAACCCATTGTTGTCATTCTGGAAAACATAGTTTGCATAGTCGGTCGCCTGCTGGGCCATCTTCACATCTTCTGGGCCACGGGGTGCAAATTCCACCACATTCTCAGAATTAAAGAAAACGCGCATCAGGCTTGGCAGCATGGCCGAGACAGTGTCTCGCACTTCCATGGCCACCACCTTGCTGTTGCCTTCGACCTCATTGCCGAATAAATCCCCGCGATAGTATTCAGTCCCCTTGGCGCGTGTGGGTGACAGATCACTGTCAACATAGCTCACCGCATCGGTCAGGTCTTGCGTGATGATGCTTTGCAGTTCTGCATCATCCATTGGCTCGGTGGCTGCAATGTCGGTGGATAAATTTTCGGTGATATTTTCAATCATGGCTTAACCTTTGTAAGAACCACATACATGGAGTCCACAGCCCTTGGGGTGCGAACAATTTGATCTTCTGGCAATTCTAGTGCTTCCCCGAGCTTTGAGAGCCTCATTTCCAGTGTTGTCAACTCAAACCGATCTGGCCAGCCCAAGTACCAGTGCCACTCGGTGTAATACTTCCAAGAATTCTCGTTGAATGCCCTGACATGGGTCGGGTCTTGCCAAGCGCCAAGACTCAAGTCATAAGGCACATTGATCCGCATCTGGCCACCTACCATCAGCAATTCTTTGCAGTTGGTCATGGCATCGACCAGATTGGGAATGTGTTCTAGCACATCATTGGCCAAAATCACCTCAAACATACCAGGCACAACTTCCAGCTGCCCAAAACGGGTTTGCAGGGTATCGCCCCATTTGACTTTGCTGATATCGACCAGCCAGTCAGGATTCTTGCTGGCCTGAATATCTGCATTGAGATACTCAGCGTTCCAGTCCTTGCCAGACCCAAGATTAAGAATCAAACCAGGCACTCGCATATTCTGGCCTGTTCTCTCTGAGCCATGGCAGCGCATCCTCATGGAGCTTCTGCGCATTAAAGCCAATCGTGTTTGAGCCAATATGGTGGACATAGCTTGCACTTACATAATGGCCATAGCCTTTTTGGATTAAATCCATACAATGCACATCATCGCTGTACCAGTTTAAGGGGGGAAACTTTGCCTCTTCAAATGCATCACTTGATATCCATGCAAAAATTGGGCTGACCTCTTGGACCAATTTAATGTGGGCCTCAGACGGGAATTTGTAAAAGTTCAACTTTTCCGGCTGGTCAGTGATCCGCACATTTTGACAAGGTCGGGCCGCGTCACACCTTGCCGCCACCCACCCAGCTTTGTAGCTGTTCATGGTCCTGACAATGGCCACATCCTCCATCAGCACCTTCACGCTGGTGGGAGTCAGCACAATGTCGTCATTGGCCACAATGCATGATGACCAGTCTTTGAGCGCTGCCTCAATCACCTCGTTGTAGTCCTCGCCAAAGCTCCTCGGCTGGCCATAGATTTTGAAGTCTGCTTGAAAATTCTCTAGCACCGACTCTGGGCCGCGCAAGTAGACCGGACACTCTGGCGCGTATTGCTTGATGGATTCGAGCAATACGGCCAGGCCATGACCCTTGACAGTGGCAATGACAATCGGACAGATCATTTCTTGGCCTTATTCCTGGCACTGATCGCAGCCGCCTTCGCCTTGGCATCAGCCTTGGAGCTTGCGCCCCATGCCTTCAGACTCAGCAGCAGCCGTGTCGGCTCACCGCCCTTCATCTCAGGACCAGGCATATTGCCCATGCGCGCCAAGAAGCTCGCGCGCCTTGGGTTGTCGCCAGCCTTGACTGGCGCTTTAAGGTCCATACCCTGCGCCTTCGCACTGGCACGGCCTTTGGCATTGAGACCGCCAGACGGGCTTTTGCCCTCTTTGCGCTGCCAGGCTGGGGTCTTCATTTCTTTTTTACTGGCTTGGCGGTTTTAGCCGCTGCTTTAAAGTCAGCAGCGCTTGGAGCGCCCTTTGCCCCAGGCTTACGCATTTTCTCTTTGCTTCCAGCAGCAATTCTTTCGCGTTTTCGATGAATATTTTCATACAAACCTTTCATTCCTCTTCTCCCTCTTCATAGTCCTCTTCACCCTCTTGCTCACCCGTATTGGGACCACCCACCACCCATGCATCGCACGTTCTGGAGGCTGCACACTTGAAGTCAAAGATTTCGCAATAACCCAGATCGGCCAACTTGATTGTTCCCCATGGGTCTGCTTCCATGCCAATGCCTTGGGCAATGCACTCTTTGATGTTGTCAGACACATTGAATGCTGCGCAGTTACCGCATAGGCTTTGCTTTGCGTCATCCATGCTGACATCCCATTGGTCGGCCTTCTTGCGCCAAAAAGCCTCGTTTGGCAGCTTGGGATTCTCAGGACCATAGGCCGCGCTGGTGATTGCCTTGGCGCGGTTCTTTAGGTTGAGCGTAATGTCTTGCGTGGGCATGGGGCAGTTCTCGCCACCCTCCATGTCCTCGCCCTCTTCTCGGTCCATGACCTGATCCATCGTGCGTTTTAAAGTAGCCATTATTTTTTCGCCTTGTTTTTTGCCGTGCGCTGACCGCGCATGGGCATCTTTGCCTCAGACATTGCAATGGCAATGGCCTGCTTGGGATTCTTGACCACTGGGCCACCCTTGCCGCTGTGCAGCTTGCCAGAGCCAAACTCTTTCATCACAGAGCCAACCTTCTTTTGCGCTTTACTCATTGCCTTCATAGGTTTCCCCCATTGGTTTGTCAATACCCGAATTATGCAACCCGCGACAAGTTTCTGCGCAGGGGCTGAGACCATTTGCTTGAGCCAGTGCTGCCGTACATCCCCGCCATTGCATCAGACGCAAATGTCAGGACAAAGGCATCGGCCTTGTCGGGACTTGGCAGGCCGCGTCTCTTGATCTCGTCTTTCCCCTCGATGGCGATCTTGCCGTTGCTGGTGAATGAGTACCGCACTGTGGCCAGCTCGGCAATCAAGACCTCATCCTTTGGCATCTTGCAGTCTCTGGCCTCAAGCCAAGCCCGTGCCTTGTACCAAAGTTCTGCTTTCAGATTTCTGTAAGTCCCGCCCATCGCGGGTGATTCACTCACATTGATCCCACGCGCTGGTAGGCCCAGCTCTCTGAGCCGGTCCACCACCCCAGCGCCTAATCCAATCGAGTCGACCAGTATTTCCTTTGGCTGCTGGCTGGGTGGCAGCGCCTGGTACTCGGCCACCACCGCACCAGTCAATTGCATCAGGTCCAGATTTTTCCATGTCCTGATCGCCTCAGTCACCGCATTCCCTTGGCGCTTGCACAGTGCTGACCGGTCACTACCAAACCGCGCCACATCCAAGCCCCAGAGCATGGGCGCATAGTCACTTGGCGCCACATCCCGATTGACCGCGCTTTCCAACAAATCCATGGCAATGACAGTGTCGTCATCGCCCTTGGGAAACTCCCCGATCACCCTGATCCGGTAGACGTTACTCTCCTCGCCATAGCGCATGGCCATCTCTTTGACGTACTCATCACTCACCCTTGGCGAGTCAGTGCAGGCCACTTGAAACGTGGTCCACTCATCTGCCAGGCGCGTGTGAGTGTCGTAGAAAAACCCACTAGACCTCACCGGATTGCCCAATAACAGCGTCACCGCGTTATGCCCAGACATCGAGCCAGCCGCGGCCTCGAACACTTGCTCCGGCACACCAGAAGCCTCATCGGCCACCAGCATTACATTCTCTGAGTGAATCCCCTGCAAAGCCTCCGGCTGCTCTGCTCTTGATGTCCTGGCACTTATAAACATCTCAGTCGGTGCAGCATTGAATTCAATCCTCTCTTGCTTGACAGTCAGCAATCCCTGCAAAGGCAGTGGCATCGCATTGATCCACCTCTTCAGCTCGGCAAACATCGCGTCATACAGCTGAGAGCTTGTCGGTGCAGTCACCACCACCTTGACGGGCGATCTGGTCATAAAGTACCAGAGCATGGCCCAGCTGCTTGCCGTACTTTTTCCCACCCCGTGGCCACTCCTAACACTTATCTTCCGATCACCCCTAGCAATGGCCCCAAGAAACTTCACTTGCCATGGGTCAGGGTCAACCCCTAAAACCTCCCGCACAAACAGCACAGGGTCCGGCTGATACCTCTCCACCCACTGACTGAAAACATTTTCTTTCATGGGTGGATCGTCTCATAGATGGCCCAAGCCTTGGGACTCATCGCCCACTTATGCGCCTCCAGCTCATCAGTCCGCACCAGTATCAGCAAGTGATACGTCATCGCCAGGTCAAACCGATCCTCTTCAATCGCCTCCATCATGCGAATTTTTAGGTCCAGAAGTAGTACCGACAAGTGCAGCGCTGTCAATAAATCAGTCATTTATCCATCCTCGCTTGCTTTAAGTTCTGGCCTGTGATCCTGTCGGTCCAGCATGATGCACACAGCCACCTCGTCGCACTCATCTCCACCCCACCCTCTGGCGGCTTTTTCAAAGCGCATTTATTACAAAGCTGTAATTTGTGGCCATGCACGTTCCCATTCAATCTCACATGGTTATTTACAAAATTACTTTTCACTGTATTTTCTGCACTTTATTATCAGGGTGAATTAACCACTTATCACCCAATATTCTTAATGCCTTAATATATTGCAATTGATTATGTCTGTTAGTGCTAGTAGGCACATAATCGACACAGAATAACTTCCTGACTTTAGTTAATAACGTGATATTCATATTATCCCCACGATCTGGTTAATGTCCACCCAAGTGTGCCAGACAATTGTCCCATCCAAGCTCATTAGCTTGCAGAACACTTTCTTGTCTTGAGCCTCATCAGTGTCTAACACAATCCACTCCTGGTCTTTGATGACCACTGTCGCCTGCTTCGTTTTCATAGGTTTGCTCCGTTGTTTGTGGAGTTGACATTTTTGCACAATTTGCGTTAGTTGTTAGTTTTTTAAAAATTTTTTTTGTAGGTGTTTAGTGCCGCCACAGTCGCCCCCGCCAAGCCGGCCAGGGGGGGGTCGCGGCCACCGACCGCCAGCCGGCCACCGCTGGGTTATCCACGGATTTTGGCCAACCTTATCCACAGATTCCTGTGCATAACTAGGCTTGTAATACTTTGATGCACTTAATTCTGTGGATATCTACTTATCCACTTAACATAATGGTCGTTGTATAAAGTGACTGAATGCTTCGGTATTCGTTTATGCAGAATCGTCTAGTGACACGACAGATCGCTTGCGCAGGGCATCGAGCGCCATGCTTCCAAGGTCGATGTTGACCAGGGGCGATTGCTTGTCTGAGAACTCCTCAGAGAGCTTGCTGGCCAGCCATGCGCGCCTGTCACAGCGTAGCTTGGCCAGCTGCACCTCTTGGATGGTGGCAGCGTCTGCAATGTCGATGGTTTGTTCTGCTAAACTTTGCGCTGCTCGCGTGCGTGCGCGTGCGTAGGCGGCCTGCCTCTCCGCGCCACCTCTCTCGACCCATCGGTCAAAAGTCGTATTCCCCACCCCTAATACCTTGCACAATGCGGAGATCGTGCCGCCACTGGCAATGAATTCGAGGATGGCATCTTCGCCACCAAACTTGTGGATGGCCTTGTTGGCCACGCTGATCTCAGCTTTTCTGGCTTGTGTTGCTGCGATATTCACAGCGCCTTGGTCGGCTATTTCAGCCAGTGTGTTGCGAGCCATTCAGATATTCCTCGATTGATTTGATTGCTTCGGCAGCTGATCTGGCGACCACTGCTCGATACCCTTTTGCATTTAACTGCAAATTTACAGCACTTTGCTTGGCTGAGACCACACCGGTCTTGGTCTTCATCTCCACAAACAATGCATGAAACCCGTTTTTAGGCTCTAGAACGCATAAATCAGGCATCCCTGCTAAAACCCCTTCAGAATGCAATCTGACGCGCTCTGAGGCCGTTCTATCGCCTCCATTGGGTATTGCTGCAATGCTGA